TCTTCACTACGGACAGCGACGGGAAGCGTATTCCCAACGCGAACTTCATGGCTATCCGAGCGTTTGACCGTGACTGGAAGATACTCGGGACATGGGACTCGCTTGCAAAAGCGATCATTCTGACGGGCATGGGCAGACCGCAAGACGCGTTGCGAAACATGGCGGCTCCGCCCGTGAGTCTTGGATGGGACCTGATCTCGGGAAGCACCCTCATAGGTGAGCGCACACGCGACACGCAGTTGCAAGCGGCGCAGACGATAGTCAAGTCGTTGCTCCCATTCGCGACGGATGAATTGCCTGAAATTGCTAAGAAGGCGAGTGAAGGGCAGGTTGTGGCTGCCTCGGCGACCCTGATCGGCGAGATGGGCGGAGCAAAGTCGGCCCCGCTGGGATACGTGGACGTATCGCGGGATGTGGCGGCGGAACTGTTCCCTGATACGCAGTTTGAAGACCTTAATCGCGCGCAACTTCGCCAGGTTACTGAAGATGATCGCGTACAGGATCAGATCAAGAAGATTGAAGAGCGAGCGGAGCCACTGACGGACCGGCAGCGGCTCAACCAAGCGTTTGACGCTCTTGATGCCACGCGTTCGAAACAAGAGAAAGCGTTCCGCGCTAAGATCGATGACGGCAGTACCGGCACAGCACTGCGCAAGAAGATATCCGAGTTCAAGACCGCGCGTTTCCACGCTGGCACCGCTATTATGGATCAAACTGAGATTGTCAAGATCATGAAGACAGATAAAAAACAGGTCTTGAGCGACACGCTGGCCGAGAGGTTCTGGACTATGGAATTGCTAGAAGACTCACCCGGCCATCTTGACTTTGCAGGCAGAGACGATAAGCGAGACGAGGTGTTGGAAGAAGCGAAGAAGAACGGCGTGCCCAAGAACTACATCACTGGCACCGGGGAGGGCACGTATCGGGGTAAGCGCTTTGATGACCCTGTGGTCCGCGCGGTCATCGAAGACTACGAAGATGACATGGCGACAGTACGTCCTTACTACGACATCCTCGTGGAGCAAGTGGAGCGATATGGGCAGGAAGATAAGTGGAAAGAATATCTTGGGTCTCCGCAGAAATCCGCATTCCTAAGCCGGCCTGAGAACGTCGTGCTGAAAATGATTATCAACCAGGTTGTTCCTATGTTGCGGGAAGACATGCGCCGTGAGAACGCAGAGATAGAACGCGCCTTGTGGAAGTGGGGTCTCGTCGAGCGTATGCTGAATCCCACGGTCGCCGCCGAAGTCTACTTCTTGCGCCAGAAGCAAGGCGGGACGATCACCGATACGCGAGCTATCTCCGGATTGGGGATTCCCGAATGAAGATGATCGCAGTGCGTTGCCCCAGATGTAACAAGAAGATGGCGAACCACGTTGAGGGGCGCGTCTGGCATACGTGCATTAGATGCGACCTTGACTTCGTAACGAACGGCCTTGTGGTTGACAGGGCAAAGATGCCCGTGTAATACTCGGCCTTAGTGATGCGGGGAATGCCAGAGCAATGAAGGTCTCATAGCCCTTTTCCTCCGAGTGCAACTCTCGGCCCCGCTACAAAAACCGAATGAGCCGTTGTGCGCGGAAGTCGCCTTGTAATGGGGCGGCTTCTTTAATTTTTGGAGACTCCAGCAATCGGAGAACCCGAAGGAGAAACGCATGGTACAGGAGAGCATCCCCGACGACGGCGATACGCCCGTGGTGGTTGAAGAGGGGGAAGGGGCTGAGCCGGATTTGCAGACGCAACTCAAGAACGCGCTTGCATCTCTGGAAACGCGCGGAGCCGAAGCCGAGAAGCTATCGAACGATCTAGCGGCAATGAAGGGGCAGATCAAACGGCAGGAGAACATCGAAGAGGTCATCGCGGGATTTGGTGATCGATTCGACGGGTTCGAGGCCGAAGTAAGGTCTGGCTTCAAGTCTATTGCTGAAGGATCAGCCGATACTCTGGTTGACGACATGACCGCGGCTAGACGGCCTTACGACAGCCGGGTGCAAAGGTCGGCAGGAGTGCGATTGGCAACCTCGACGATGGACAACATAGACGAAGCGTTGCTAGGGCAAGACGGCAAACCCCTGCTGGATAAAGAGACCGCGCCGGAACTGGCTGGTGTGAGAACTGCGTACAACGCGGCCCTGAAGCACGCCGAGAACGGCGACATGGTACAGGCAAAAGAGCAGAGCGGACTGGCTGAGAACTTAACCGTCCGTGCGGCTCGTGCAGCGGAACGCAAGGCGTTTAGCCAGTCCCTTGAGACTCGGAGTACCGAGCTTAAAGCGGCACAAGATAAATGGGAAGAAGAGAACGGAGTTGGCGACCTGAGCGTGGGTATCGGCAGTGCCTCAGTTGGCGGGAACCTTCTCGGCAAGCTCGGGGACCCGAACGCCACCGTAACCAGAGACGACATAACGAAGGCGGCGGAGCAGTTCAGGAAACAAGGCATCCGCATATAGGAGTTTAAAACATGGCAGTTGGGAATACTATTACCGATTCTCTTGCCGACAGCATACCGACGATGATTGCTGCGGCAAGGATAGTTAGAGAGTTCGCAGGCGTGATGCCCAATCTGGTAGATCGCCAACGACTCGATGAGAATACAGGAACGGTCTGGAACGAGGTCTCGATGGCAAAGCTGTCAGCGCAGGCCGTGACCGAAAGCACCGAACTTGACAACCCACAGCAGATGAGCGACACGTTGCTCTCCATCACCCCAACGGTGATCGGGGTGCATACTGTCATCACCGACCGGGTGGCGATGCGGATTAGTTCGAACGCTTATGCGCAGACAGGGTCTCTGGAGCAGAACGCAATCGAGCGAAAGAAGGACGCCGACGGCCTGACGGCCATTGACGGCGCGACGACTTCGCTGGGTTCTTCCGCCGCGGCTCTGGACACCAGCGATATATCTTCGGCTGCTTACAGGATAACGTCTAACACGACGGAGCCTGCCCCGGCGACCGCGCCGATCAGCGCAGTGTTCCACGGCTTCCAGCTTGCCGATATTGACGTTCAGTTGACCACTTCTGGTATCACGGCCATTGGCTCTCTTGAGACACAGGCAGGTGCGCCGCTAACGGTGGGAATTGCCGCAGAGGCGTTCCAGAACCGCTATCGGGGAACCATTGCCGGCGCGAAGATTTACGAGGACGGCAACCTGACGATAAGCTCTAACGCCGCAAAGGGCGGCGTGTTCAGCCAGATGGCCCTGATCCTTGTGGAGGGTAGAAGCCCGTATGTCGAGACCAAGCGTATGCCTGAAATCGGTGGCGGCGCGACTGCGCTCTTCCACTACGATGAGTACGCATACGGCGAGCGTTCCTCGGGCAATTGGCTGTATGAGGTACACACAGACGCTACCGCACCAGCCGGTTAATTGAATCCACGGCGTGCGGCTTGGGCGGGACGGCACGGCCCTATCCCGAAGGGGTGGGTCGTGCATAACATGAACGGCGACATGGGGGATAACAGGCTGGAGAATCTGGCATGTATCCCCCGCAAGACCGGCAATATAAATGAAGTGATCGCTCCCTATAGGGCGCGAATAAGAAGGCTGGAGCTACAGCTTCAGAAGGAGACTTTGTAATGGCAGAAGTGCATGGAGCAAATGGCCGGATCGAGATATTTGAAGACTTCCTCGCAGGCGAGGATATTGTCGCTGCAACAGCGGTAGGAAGAGCCTTTGGTGGTTCAGGTTTTAGGGTAATTGGACAGGGGTCCTCAGATACTGACTCAGGCATAACTGTTCTGGAATCAGATGGCCTGAACGGTGTTGGGGTTTTCACCACAACTAACGAAGACGCTCATAGCCTTGGACTCACGACAGGATTGGTGTTTGATGTCGGCAAGATGGCTCCAATCGTTGCCGAGTGCCGCGTTCAGTTCGCTGATCTCGACACGAAAGCGTTCTGGTTCGGGTTCTCCGATGTGAACGGTGATACCTCGATACTTGAGGGCGCACAGCTTGTCTCCGCTGGCGCGACTCTGACTCTTACGGCATCCGATCTCTGCGGATTCCTGCTTGATGCAGAGGCCACAGACGATGAAGACTGGATTATGGCCTATAACGGCGGCACGACCACCGGCGAGACAACAATCGCTAGCATCGACGCTGACGACGATGCAGTAACTGGAGAGTGGCAGATACTGCGCCTGGAGATCGCCCCTAACGGGACGGCGCGTTGGTACATCGACGGTGTGCTGAAGCAGACGGTAACAGGCGCTATTTCCACAAGCACAGACGTTGCCCTGGTGGCTATGATAGAGGCAAGAGCCGCATCAAATGAGTATGTGTATCTTGACTACCTCTATGCCACCGCCAACCGAGACTGGACTGTCTAGGAGCAATCCTTGGCGGCAATTGTCGAGCTAGCCACAACTGAAATCTGGAGTCATGAGCCGTGTTGGTATATTGGGGAGTTCAACCGACCGGCTCTTGACTCTCAGGGCGTTCGACGCTCCCAGACGATCACGGTCATTCGCAATGACAAGCGGGTCAAGCTGACCCGTGACCTCGGCGATGCACGCCTATTCGGAGAGGAGTTCCAACTGATATGCGGAGCACCCGACGGAAAGGGCGGCGGCGAGGCGATGTACACGGTCGGGGAGGCTCTCCAAATGGCGCAGGACATGAACAACATGCCCCCGACCAAGACCGAGCCGCGCCCGAGGGACTGGAACAAAATCTTCTGGGAGAACATCGAGGAACGCAATCTATGGAAACGGGGAACGAGTACGTTCGGCCCGCAGTACAGGAAGCAGAGGAACGCATGACAACGCACGGGACTGCCATTGAGGAATTGCTGAGAGACGCCGAGGCCGCAGTGGAACCGGGCGATCTCGCCGCAGGGCAGATCATCAACCGGAGTGAGGACATAACCATGACCACGTCAGAGCTTCAGTCGGCTGGTTGGGTCTACGTCTACGATACCCTCACCGCTGACCGGAGCGTGGTGAACCGGAACATGCTTCCGCAGCAGTTGGAGAAACGCCGCCCAGACGGTTCCTATGTATTCTCCACTCGGAAGCCCGAGGGAATTGAAATCATAGTGGGGGACCTCAATTGCTTCCTGCACGGCGATGATCCCAATAGGGAGGCGTACGACCGCATGGGCCTTGTGACGTGTGTCAAGACAGGGTTCCTAAACGAACTGGATAGAGCGAACCATATGCGCTATCGCCATCCAAGGGCATACGCGACTCTTGAGAACGAGCGAGTCCGCGAGGACCGTGAGGCCGAAAGGCTGGAGCGGACGGCCCTTACCGAGAGCATCAAGGCGATGGCCGAGAGCAACGGGGGTATGAAAAATGCCTAGCTACAACTTTTCACCGATAGGAAGCGCCCTTCAGACACAAGCTGTGGCCGCGTCGGCCACGAAAATAAGCACCTCTAACACTATCCCAGGCGGCGCGCGATACGCAGAGGGCTTCGTGCGGACGGCCAGTATCGTAGAAACTCGTGACGGAACTACCCCGACGGCCACCAAGGGGACTGAGTGGGATGCAGGCGATATTATCCTACTCCGAAGCCGCCGCGAGATAACGAACTTTCAGGCTATCGAGAAGACTGCGGGTTCTGCCGAGACCATCGACTGGCAGTTCTACAACAGGGCGCCTAACTAGACCACTGGGAGGCTAACGATGCCAGCAGGCACATTTCTACCGCCAGGGCTGACTACATCCGACGTTAAGATCACCAGCGGCGGCACCGACAACTACGTCATGACCGCCGTGGACGGCGAGACGATCCAGGGCGAAAGCAAGCTCACGTTCGACGGCTCCACCCTGACCCTCGATGGCGACCTAACATTCACCGGGGCGCAGACCATCAGCACCTCGTCGGGCGATCTGACGCTCACCGCTGGGGGTTCTACGGGGGACGTACTCATTGGTGACGGTGACGGCACGATTCTGTATGTGGATGGCGGGGTTGGTAGTCTAGGTTTCGGGACTGCGGCTGTTGGGCGTCGTCTTATTTCAATCGGCGGCTCGTATACATCAGATGGGTCATCCGATTCAGCAGGTGTGTTGTATTCTGCTGTGAACCTTACAGCAGCTAACGGCGATACAGCCGCTCATATCGGCGGGTGGTTCGCTAATACTTTTACGACGCAAGATAACAGCGAAATTATCGATCTGGTTGCGCAAGTTGGGATATACGGTAAAGCCATCACCACGGGAACTGATACCGTCACCAACGCGGCAACGCTGTATATCAACGAAGCCATGTCTGGAGCCGGAACAGGCAACTACGCCCTCTGGGTGG